GGTCAAAACCGGCCGGCTCGATGTCATGGAAAAAACGCGCGCCAATGAGCTGGTGATGGTCAAGGTGCATGTGTTTATCGCCAAGCAGATGGCGGGACACTCGTCGTCCCTGTTCACACTCGCCAGCTAACCATAGCGACCTTTGGAGGGAAATCAGAGTGTCAAACCAGTCCCGCATTTCACACAACCACTTTTCGGCGGCCTGCGATCTCTTCAAGCAGGCGCACAACCTCAGCGAGCTGGAGCGCGAGTTCGGTCTGCCAAAAGGAACGCTGCACAACAAGTTCAACCCGGCCAGCGAGAAGCACAAGCTTTCCGCCCTCGATCTTATCGGCCTCTACCAGGCGACCGGGGACGACACCCTGTTTGATGGCCTGTTGTTTGACTGCGGCATGACCGCCGTTCGTCTGCCGGGGGCGGCCCCGGTTGTGCCAGAGGCCCGCGCCCAGCAGGCGCTGAATGCAGGGGCTCAGATCCTCGGCGTCACCGCCCAGGCGACCACCATCCTCGCCGGTGACCGCGTCACCAAGTCACACCGAAACTCCGTCGTCGGCGGCTTGTGGGCAGGCATCGAGCACCTGGTGCTGCTGGCCACCGAGGTCGAAGACAGATTTCACGCCATCCCCAGCTTGGCATGCGCTGCGGATATGGCCCGCGCCGCCCTCGGCGCCTAGGAGACCAGACCATGAGATTACGTTGCCCCCACTGCAAGAGCCGTATGACCAGCCGCACGACTCGCCCAATGAGCCTGCTGTCTTTCGAGTCATATCAGCGATGCTCCAATGTTGAGTGCAATTTCCGCTGCAAGGTGTTGGCCGAAATTGTGGCAGAGCTGAAACCGGCAGAACTGAGAAACCCGGCGGTGGTACTGCCGGTCGTGCATACCGCCCAGCCCATCCCCACCCACTCTCGCCCGTTCCCCGCCATTGAGGCGCTCAAGCAGGCCGGGGTCGCAGAAACCGCCGCAGAACAGGAAGGGGCCTAGGCCCCATACCGCAAGGAGAACCCCATGCAAACGCAACGCATCGACCATGAACAACGCAATTTGGCGGGGCTGACCCCCGATGAGCAAGTGGCCATGAACACCGCCGGCTGCCAGATCCTGCGGGAGTTGTTCGGCAAGACCGGTTCCAGCTTGAACACCGACTGGCTGGCCCTGAGTCAGGCAAAGAAAGCGGCCATCTGTGCCATCGCCCGCCAGCCACGGGGCGAGCTGATGACGGCCACCTTGTCCGCCCTGCCCCACGCGCAGCGCGAGGCGATCCGGCTCGCGGTGATCGCGCTGGAGTACCAGGGGGAGTTTCGCGGCGGCTGTGACACCCAGGTGTGGCACCCGGCGCCGGTCACCCGCGCCATCGGGGATATCGAGAGAGAGAAGAGGGAGAGAGCCGCCCAGCTGCGGATGAAGCGGGCCGTGCTGGCGGCCAACCAGATGACACAACGCGGCCCGCGAGCCATCGGGCAATAAAAAACCCGCTATCGGTGCACCAACACCAGCGGGCTTTCATCAGTCACTTATCGACTAGGAGGTCGAATGCCAACTTTAGCCATTCTCGACACCGTGCGCAACCTGCGCCTGCAAAACCGCAAGCTGGCCCGCCTGGGTCACCGCTACAGCTCCAGCCCTGACTTGATCCATGCAGTAGAACGCCCGGCCGCCATGGCCTGGCGTGCGGTCTGGTCATGCGTCAACAGCCGTGGGGGGATCTGATCATGGCCGCCGTTATCACGCGTCACACCGAACCGACTATCCAGGCCGCCAGCGCCTACCTGGTGCAGCAGGGTTACACCAACTGCGGCACCACCTGGCTGCGCGGCCAGAACGGGTACGCCCGCATGGAGCGCCTGACCTCTGGCGCCATTCGCATCATCGAGGGGGTGGCATGAGCACGCTGTTCCACCACATCACCCGGCAGGCTGCTCTGGCCGATCTGGCCGATCTGCCACACCGCATCAGGGCGACGACCTACACCACCAAACGCGGCCCAGAGGGCCGCACTCTGCGCGAGCAGGCCCGCCTGCAACTGCGCTGGCACCAGCTATTCCACACCATGAGCCGGAGGGCCCAAGCATGAGCATCGACGCCATTCATATCGCCAAGCGGGCAGAGCGGGCTGTGCTGCCGCTGCTGACCGAGCTGCTGGCCACTGGCGAGCAGGAAAACCGCATCGCCCTGGGCGAGCTCTACTCCGGTGATGAGTACATCCAGGTGCAGCTGGTCGTGACCAGCCGCCCCGCGGATCTGCTCGATGACGACTCTGTGATGGGGGATGAGGCATGAGCGACATCTATGTAAACCCGATGGCAATGCGGGCCAGGCTGGCCGCGAGCTGGCTGTGCTGGATTTGTATGGGGTGGTCAAAACCACCGCCGCCAGCCTGAGCGACTGGGTCGGTGTTAACGGCGATTCGCTCCCAGAGTCGCTTGTCGGTGAGGTAAACACCAGCATGGTCGCCATGTCGGCCGCCGCTCATTGCATTGGCTACAGGTCAGCCGACGAGCTGAGCAAGCGGCTGGCTGCCTTCGAGGACACCGGCGAGCTAGTCGTGCAACTGCTGGCAGAGCTGAACCAGGGTGATGGCCTGCGGCGTGAGGATCTGGTTGTCACTCGCTCAGCAGTGTTGCTGCTGGCGATGTATGGGCTGCTGGCACTGGCCAGCCGCGAGGCCAATGCAGACCGCGACGACGAGGAGACGCTGGCATGACCGACCTGTTTGAACTGGAGGCCCCACTGGATGACCAGGGCACCACAGAGGCGGGCCCCGCCCATATGCAGCCGCCTGCGCCGGTCAGCCCGCTGACCAAGCACTGGGAGGCCGCTGTCGATGAGTTCGCCACCTCGGGCTGCGACGTCAAGCGCAACCGCAATATCACCCAGGAGCTGCTGGCACTGGGCGCCATCCGCGCCGTGTACTGGCTGTCGCTGGGTAGCGGTGAAGTTGCGCTGGCCAGAGAGATCGCCGAGTGGTGGGCCGACTGCGCACCGATTCACGGACTGGGGGAGACCATCAAATGAGCCACCGTCTGATCTCCGACCTGCAAACCCGTGTGGATAGATGGTTCGACACCATGATGGCCGACGAGGCCCGCTTGCGCAGCTATCAGCGCGACCTGCTGGCAATGCGTCGGCTATCCCCTCGCCCACGTTGCACGGTCTCCTTCACTCTGCGCCAGTGTGTCGCCGCCAGAAAGATGGCGAGGCATGCCCGCCAGGCGCTGACCTCCTGCCGGAACAACATCAAAGCGCTGTCGGGTACCCATCACCAATGAACCACCAGAACAACACAGGGCCAGCCGCTGAGGCTGGCCATCTTGGTTTTGCCATCAGCCGTCTGCCGACGCCAAAGCGCAACCAGCTGCCGCTATCCAAGAAGACCCTCAAGGCTCGCATCGACGCCCTCGCCAACGCTATGCCGGGCACCAAGCTGGAAGCCACCTTTGTCGGCGCCCCTGGTGAATCCGATCTGGTCTGGGCGGTGCAGTTGCTCGATGGCCTCTCGATGCAGTTCACCCAGGTGCTGTTCAAGCAGTACGTGCGCCGCCGCAAAGATGGCACTGCCAGCAACTGCCGCAGCGCCAACATCTGGCTACGTGAGCGAGTGAAGTGGGTTCGCTCCCTGGTGATGGCCCTGCCGGTCGATGCCAACCATCTGCGCGACGACGACGGCCGCAAGCGGGTGGCCCACCAGTTCGCCAACCAGACCGCCGCCATCTGGAAAAACATCGAGCAGAACTCCGCCGCCGGTGAGCTGGATCTGATGGAGACATGGGAAGCCATCAAGCAGCCCGCCGACCAGTGGGGGTTCATCGGCAAGATGCCGGACTTCAAAACCAGAGAGGCGCGGGATAACTGGATCCTGAGCGTGATGGTGCGCCTGCTCTCCGCCAAGTGGTGGGAGAGGCGCGTAAACCGCTGCTGGGATCGCCTGCAGGAGCACATCGCCATTCTGCTGGGCAAGGTGCGCAAGGGGGTCTCCGCCTACGTCTCGAACGGCACCATGAAAGTGGTACGCGAGCGCAAGCGGGCTATGATGCGCTGGCTGGCCGAGTCGGAAGTGATGAACGAGCAGCACGACCTGGTTATCTCGATGAAAGATTGCTGGGAAGCCAGCATCTCCAACCCGGTCAACCGTCGCAACGAGATGATGACCCGCATGCGCGGGTTTGAAGACTACGCCGAGCAACAGGGCCATGTGGGGGTGTTCTTCACCTGGACGGCGCCGAGCCGCTTTCACACCTGGAAGACCGGCCGCAACGGCAAGACCATCGAAAACGACAAGTACCAGGGCGCCACCCCGCGCGACACCTGCGCCTATCTGGCCAAGCTGTGGAGCCTGACCCGCGCCTCACTCAAGCGCAATGAGTTACCTGTCTACGGCTTTCGGGTATGCGAGCCTCACCATGACGGCACCCCGCACTGGCACATGCTGCTATTTATGCGCCCGTCAGACCGCAATGCGGTGATCAGCACCCTGCAGCACTACGCGCTGACAGACGACAAGGACGAGCTGGTGCGGGTCCCCATGGCTGCCCCCACCTTTACCGATATCACGCCCCGGTTCGACTGGAAGATGATCGACCCAGCCAAGGGCGATGCAACCGGCTATCTCGCCAAGTACATCGCCAAGAACATCGATGGCGCCTATGTCGGTGACGACGAAGAGGCTAACACCCCAGCCGACCAAGGCGCGCTGCATGCGTGCGCATGGGCCAGTTGGTGGGGGATCCGCACCTTCCAGCAGATTGGCGGCGCACCTGTCGGGGTATGGCGCGAGCTGCGCCGCATCAGCAACGCCAAGAAGAACGGCGATCTGGTGGGGCCACCCAAGCCCGTGCTGCAAGACCCGCGCTTTGAGGCGGCCCGCTATGCCGCCGATAACGCCATCTTTCGCTGCTACCTCGAAGCCATGGGCGGCGCACTGGCCACCCGTGCCGAGCACCCCATCAAGCTGGCCCACCTCATCGAAGAGCAGGCCAACAGCTACGGCGAAGACATCAAGCGCCTGATGGGGTTGCACACCGCTCGCCTGGGTATCAAGACCCGCCTGCAAGGGTGGGAAGTTGTGCCAGCAGGCACCTTTGAGGCCACCAAGGCCGCCGGGGCTTCGGTGGGGGGTGTTGGGGTTAAGACGGGCGACAGCCCGGCACCTTGGAGCTCTGACAATAACTGTACGCAGCCGGATCCTGAGGCATTCGCGGATCAGTTGATGGCAGAGCAATGGGGTTTATCTCCCTTCTCCATCGGGCGTTTACGGGCAGGATCCAGCGTCAGCGCGGACGGCTTCACCCTCTGGCTGGAGAACGGCCAGGTGCAGTCGAGCCGGGCGATCCCGAGCGAGCCGGATTGGCAGCCAGAAGGCCAGGTGCCAGCCGAACAGGGCCAGCCGGATGAGTACGCGGTACCGGAAGGCGATGAGGACTGGCCGACGCTGGTTGAGCTCTGCGGCAAGGTCTACCAGGCACAGGGCCACGCCGGGGCGCACCGCTGGATCGAGATGCTGCCTGAGCCCTATCAGTCCGAGATGTGGCGCGTGCTGGAAGGGCTGGATGCGCCGGAGTGGATACAGGAACAGGACGACTACAGCGAGGAATGGGCATGAACATGAGTAGCAAACAGACCGTCAGCCGCGAAGAGTACCGCCGCCTGGATAACCGGGTGACCTGCATCCTGCAGCAGCGCTGGCCAGCCAACGAGATCAGCCAGTGGGTGGGGATGCTCAAGGGCAAACAGCAGGCCGTGGCCTGCGCCATCCTGCGCCGTCGCCATCCACGCCCATCGCTGCTGGCCCTGCCGGCCATCGCCGCCGAGGTGCCGAACCCGTTTCAGGCCAAGTCCAGTCGCCCCACCGTGCCAGTGCTGACAGCTGATGGCCGCCCTATTGGCCGCCGCCATATCGTGGACGGGCTCACCCCTGTGGCCATCGACCAGAGCGGCACCATCCGGTGCGCCGTCACTGGCCTCACCCTCTTTATCGCCCCGGGCAGTACCACTGACCGCGCCAACCCGGGCGCCGCCGCACAGCTCAACCCAACATACCAGCCAGCTCTGCACCAGGTAGTGGCTGACCATCGTCAAATCGAAACAGGAGAGTAACCATGAATAACGTCATGCTGGATCTGGAAACCATGGGCAAAGGCCCCCACGCGGCCATCGTCACCATCGGGGCCGTGTTCTTTGACCCGATGACCGGTGAACTGGGCGCCGAGTTCGAGGCGCATATCGACCTACGAGATAGCGCACGGTTTGGGGAGATGGACCCTGACACTGTGCTGTGGTGGCTGGGGCAGAGTGATGAAGCACGTGCGGCCATTGCCTATGACGTAGATGGCGAAAAGCGGATGGCACTTCTCCAGGCACTGCAAAAGTTTCAGGAGTGGCTGATGGCCAACGGGCAAGAAGGCAAACGACCCTATGTGTGGGGTAACGGTGCTGGGTTTGACTGCACCATCATGGCCAACGCCTATGAAGCGGTAAGAAAAGTGCGCTTCATTGGCTACTGGAACGGATTCCAGGATAGGGATGTGCGCACCGTTGTTGATATGGGGCGTGACCTGCTGGGCTTTGACCCGAAAAAAGACATGCCATTCGAGGGGGTTGCCCACCGAGCGCTGGACGATGCCAAGCATCAGGCCCGCTATGTCAGCGCTATCTATCAGGCGCTGGCTTCAAATCAAAACCAAAAAGGAGAGTAATGATGAAAAACGCTGATATGCCGGCCATGCCTGTATCTGGGTCTGATGGGCAGCCAATAGATGTCTTTTCGCTGACCTATGGCCGAGGATCAAATTTGGTCTCAAGTGGTATGACAGTTGGCATGACAAAACGCGAAATGATGGCGATGCACTTCAGTGCAGCCCTGATGAACAACCCGAATTGGGATGACATGACGCAAAATGATGTTGCGATGTTTGCTGTCGGCCAAGCGGATGCCACGCTCAGGGCGCTGGAAGAGTGATAAGTATCGTCACTGTGGCAATCGCCCATGACAGGCTTGTGTTGCGCTCCCCCAATACGGGGAGCGCAAATTGAGGATTTGACGAAAGAGCAGCAGACATAAGCACGATAAATACATCAGATGCAATCGAAGCCAATAATTACGCCTGCTTGAGATGGAGGACACATGAAGCACGACAACGACCATCTGAAATTCCCGTCGGGCAATACGGTTGAATTTTGCCGCAAGAAAGCCAAAAAGCTGGTGAAGGAAGAGAAGGCGAAAGGTAAGGAATTGAAGCTATCCAGAGCTCTGGACGTGGTAGCCATCAGCAACGGGATCCCGGGAGGCTGGGCCGAGGCAATGAATCAGATGGAGATGGAGGCTGCATGCTCCACGAAATGAAAGACTGGATTCGTCGCCATGTTGAGGCATGGCTGGTACTGCTGGCCGCCAAAATCCTGATCGGCCGGAACGTTCATCGCAGCAAGGTCGTGTCTCGCAAGGACAACAACGACATGTGGTATATGGCCGAAAGTCTGGAGCAGATAGCCAAGCGGATGCGGAACAAGTACGAGGGGCCGAAAGCATGAGCCTATTTCAATGTGAGCACTGCGGTTGCTGCGAGAACACCGCACTATCAAGCCAGGGATTCGTCAATGGAATGGAGCTTTTGTATGACTGGGCGGATGCACAAGGACGAAAAGGAATGAAGCTTTGTAGCGCATGCGGCGCGACCAGCTTCGCATCTGGCAAGCCAACTGAATACGGAAAGTGGCATGGTCGTTTCCCCAGAACGTTTCTGCCGATGGGGATGTTTCACACCAACCGCGTCGGCAACTTGGCACACAACGAAACCGGCAGCGAGAATTTTCGGGATTTTGAGATAGCCAGTAAGGAAGGCGAGGAGGCCGCATGCACCACGAACTGAAAATCCTGCCGCGCTACTTCCAGCCGGTACTGGACGGCGCCAAGCCGTTCGAGATCCGCGACAACTCTGACCGCGGCTTTCAAGAGGGCGATACCGTCACCATCAACGAGTGGGACGGCGAACGCTACACCGGCCGCAGCGCCAAACGCCAGATCACCTTCGTCACCGACTATGCCCAGCAGCCGGGCTATGTGGTGTTCGGGATGAAGGAGCATGCGGT